CGTGCTGGCCTCCGCCGTCTTGCGCGCCGCCGCCCTGTCCGGCGCCAGCGCCGCTAGCCGCGCCGGCCGTACCGATTCCGTCCGTCATCTTCCGCCTCCGAGGGACGCGGGACAAGGTCGAACAGCTCGTCCGCCTTCGACCCGCAAATCAAAAGGATCTCCACCGCCATTTGCCGCCGTCCTTCGAACACGCCGGCGTCCCAAGGCTTCAGGCCGGGCGGCGCGCCGTTCCACACCGAGCCGCGCAGCGCGATGTCGGCCTGCGCGAGCTTGCCGAGCAGGCGATACTGCTCGACCACGGCGAAGCGCTGCTCGCGCGGCCAGATGCCCGCGAGCCACGCCTTCAGGTTCACGACGGCCTCCCCTGGCCGACGCGCCCCTGCGACAACGTCGCCGCCTGCGCGGCGTGCGCGGCTTCGGCGGCGATCGAGGTCGCCTGGCCGACGTTCTGGAGCTGCTGGGCCGTCTGCTGCGCCTGCGCGCGCTGGCTGCGCATGCTCGCGACCGTCTGCGGGTCGCGGATCAGCGACGGGTCGGCGCCGAAGGCGTCGCCGAGGGTTTGTAGGACCTTGTCGCCGTCGACGTTGTCGCCGGCGTCGTGATCGAGCTGCGCCACCTGGAGCGCCGAGGTGACGAGCTGCATCGCCGCGCGGCCCTGCGCCGCCTTCTGCGCCTTGGCGAGCGGCGAGGTGAAGCCGATGTTGATCGCCTCGCGCGCGAGCTCCGGCGGCGGCGGCGGCACGAGGCCGGCGCGCTGCATCATGCGGATGCGCCGCGCGATCAACGGCTGGAGGCCGTAGGAGTGAATGCGCCCGAGGTTCGGCGCCATCAGGCGCAGTTGCTCCTCCTTGAAGCCGAGGAATTCGGTCGCGGTCATCTGGGGCCGGTTGACGAGCTGCATGATCGAGAACAGATAGGCCTCGCGGATCGCCGAGCGGCGCTGCTCGCTCTGGGCCATCGAAAGCTTCACGTCGGCGCCGGTCTGATACGTCTGCATCATCGGCTTGCCGTTCTCGTTGATCATCCCGTACAGCACTTCGCCCGGGCGGATGTCGGCGGCGGTGTAGATCGACTTGTCGTGCAGCAGGTGGACCGGGTCGGCGGCGAAGTTGGCGGCGACGATGTGATCGCGCTCCATCTCGTTGAGCATCGACACGTCGGCGCGGGCGATGTGGCCGGGCCCGGTCGGATAGGCGCGGCCGCCGCGCAGCGTCCAGGGGATCGAATGATAGGGCAGCTCGTAGAAGCCGCCGTCGATCCGCCATTCCGGCAGGTCGGGCGAGCAGTAGACGCTCGACCACGGCTTTCCTTTCGGGCCGAGGGCGCCGGGCCGATGCTCGGGATTGCGGAAGACGGCGTGGACGACGTGGATCTCGCGGCTGTCCTCGATCGCCGGCGCGCGGTCGCCGAAAGTGACCTTCGCTTGGGCGCCGCGATGCGCGTACTCGCGGTCGAAGCGGATGAGGCCGCCCTCGCCGTCGGTGTCGACATAGGCCTCGGCGAGCGGGATGGCGATGTCGCGGAAGCGGCGGCGCTCGAGGTCGATGTCGGAGTACATGGTGCCGAGGCCGAACGCGCCGAGGTCGGCGAAGGCGGCGGGGACCATGGCGTAGAAGTTCGACAGCGCCGGACCGAAGCTCGACAGCGCCATCGTCGCCAGGTTCCACAGATAGTCTTTGACCGGGCCCCACGCCTGCAGGTCCTTGTCGTCGATCCCCAGCTCAAACCAGCGGTCGGCGGGGCTGGTTGCCTGGCTAAACAAGCCGCCGACGAACTGGTCGAGCGCCTGCAACGGCGTCGAGTCGAAGATTTCGTCGGCGACGCGGATGCGCTTGTTCCAGGTGCCGATATCGCGCTCGTCGGGCTTGATCAGGGTGGCGATCTCGCGCCACTGCGGCTCCTCGGGCGTCCGCATCGAGACGAGGCGGGAATGTTCGTCGAGAATTTCGCGGACGGAAAGGCTCATGCCCCAAACAGCGTCTTGTAGCCGAGCTGCGGCTGCGAGGAGCCCGAGCCGCCGAACAACGTCGAGGCGAAGCCATAGGCGCTCGCCGCCTTGCGCATCTGATTCTCGGCGGCGAGCCGGCTCTGTTCGGTGTCGAGGTTGGCGCTGGCGACGGCGGCCTGCGCCTGCTGTTGCTGCTGTTGCGCGAGCTGCAAGGCGGCGTTGTTGTTGCTCGACCCGAGGCCGAACCATTTGGCGACGCACATGCGGCTCGTCTCCGAAGGAGGAGCGGCGGACAGGGGCAACGCGCCGGAAGCCGTGTTTTCCGCCCTGTCCGCCCTTCACGGCGGCCGACCAGGTCGGCCCTGCATCTCTTCGGGCGAAGCGGCCGGGGAGCGAGGAACCCAGGAAGCCTCCCCGGCCGCCCGTGCGCCCGTGACTTGCCGAGCCTAGACCATCGGCCGTTCGTCAGACGTTCGGGAAGCGCGAGTTGACCCACGCGCACTGGACGAAGGCTTCGCCGCGCCGGCCGTAGGCGGCGAGGACCCCCTCCTCCGCGAAGCCGAGCGTCTTCAGCCACCGCCGCGAGGCGACGTTGCCCACCCACGCCTTGCATTCGGCCCGCCGCACATTGGGGCCGAGATAGCAGGGGATGGCGACGCGGAGCGCAAAACGCGTGGCGGAGAACGCGATTTTTCGCCAGTCGTCGGTCGCCACCATCAGCACCTCGGCGACGGTCGGCGTCGTCAGCCCCGCCGCCAGCAGCGCGATCGGCGCCCCGTCGTCGCCGGCGAGCGCGAGGAAGCCGATGCGCCACGGCAGCCCCGCGATCATGTCGTCGACCAGCGCCTGCGGGTCGGGCGTGAAGCGCGCCGCGTAGACCTCGCGCGCGTCGGCCTCGCGCATGCGCGGGATGACGTAAGCGACGTCGGCCGGCGCGGCGTCGCGGACCTTCATGAGGCGCGCCTGGCGAGCGGATTGTAGCGCCCCGACTCTTTCGCGCGTTTCGCGCGCGCTTCGCGCTCGCGCCGCCGCTGCGACTCGAGCAGCCGCGCGTGCCCGTGCCCGGTCTCCATCGCCGCGTATTCGGCGGCCTCGCAAGGGTGCGAGTCGGGGTTCTTGACCACGCGCGAGCGCTCGTTGGAGCCGCGCACGCGGTGGTAGCAGAACGTCTGATTGAAGCCGCGGCGCAACGGCATGCAGCTCGGGTCGATCGTCAGCGCCGGCTCGCCGGTCTCCAGCGTGCGCTCCATGTAGCGGCGCAGCGGATCGTGGCGCTCCTCCGGATTGTTGCTCGGCGCGAGCTCCACCCGGCGGCCGAGCAGCTCGGACAGCCGCGCGCGATCGGAGCGCTCTTCGGTCTCCTCGCCGGCGGCCATGCTGGGGTCGCAGACGCTGACGAACTCGCACTTCGGGAACCGCTGCGCCTCGACCCGCAGCATCTCGCGCGAGAGCGCGATCATCCCCGACGTCTCCAGCGCGACGTGGGCGAGGACGCGGAGCTGGCCCTTTGGCAGCTCCTGCATCCACACCGCCGCCGGAGTGAGGCCGCCGTCGACGCCGACCAGGACCGGCAGGCTGGGGATGACCGGGATGGTCGCCTTCGCCATATGACGATCGTCGTCGAAGCCCGGATAGACGACGTCGGCGTCGCGCGTGAAGCCAGGCCGGTTGTGCACCATGCGCTTGATGTACCAGGGCCGATGCACGTTCTTGGCGATCAGGTCGTCGTAGTACGCGCGGCTGATCCCCGGCGGGTATTCGGCGCCGGGATTGAGGCCGCCGGGCTGGCGATACAGCCTATAGCCGGGCGGCGGGTTTTCCCAGAAGTCGCGAAAGATGTAGCTGGTCACGTCGGGCGCGTTGCACGCGCCGTACATGCGGCCCGGGCGGCCGAGGATGTCGCGCGCCGGCTCGCGCGCGGTGCGGCCGGAGAGCGCGGTGGTGAAGCGCTCCTCCATCAGATCCCACTCGTCGAACTCGGCGTCGGTGCATTCCCAGCCGCGGGTGTCTTCCTCGTCGGCCGCCTCGCCGAAGGCGCGAAACTTGGCGATCAGCTCGACGTCGCCCCACTGGTCGCGCCAGCGGACGACGTGGTTGGCCGGGCGCCCGTCGGAGCCGTTCCACTCCGGGAAGGCCTCCTTCGGAAACAACTTCCACCACGACGGGATGGTCGCGGTCCACATATTGACGTATTTGTCGCGGACTTTAGTGACGACGTAGGTGCGCACGCCGTTGTTCCACGGCAGCATGCGCGTCGCCTCGAAGACGTTCTTGCGCGCCAGCGACGCCGTCTTGGCCGAGCCGATCGGGCCGTTGAGCAGCATCATCGGTTCGCGGCCGAGCACGAAGGCGTCCGCGACCGGCCCGACCGAGGCGAGGAGGTTGCGCCCCTGCGGCGTGCGCTCGAGGACCTCGTCGAGGCTGCCGAACTGGTTCACCGCGCCGCCCTCCCCGCGCCCCGTCGCCCCGCGTCCCTTAAGCGGTCGCTTCCGAAGCTTCGCGCTCGCTGGAGATCGGTCGGCGTCTGGAGGAGCCGGCAATCGCGAGCAGGCCTGCGGCGGCGGTCGCGCGCGCGAGTTTGGGGGTCGGCGGGCGCCGGCCCCCCGGGGGGGAGGGTCGCGAAAACGGAGGGCCTGCGCCTAGTCGGCTCGACTGGCGCCCGCCAGGCGATAGCGCGTTGAAATCGCTCGCTTTTCCTCACGGCTGCGACTCCGGCGTTTGCGACTGGACCGCCCCCGGTTCG